AAGTTTTTTAATAAAACTAATATTCTAAAGAGAAAAACTCAAGGAAAAATTATTATTAAAGAGTACCCACCAGGAACTGCAAACGCGAATCACTTTAAGGCTCTTATGAAAGAACTTGAGTTGAAGAAAAATTTTGTACCTGATGCAATTGTTGTCGATTATTTAAATCTATGTGCATCATCTAGGTACAAGGCAAGCACGTCTAATTCTTATACTTATGTAAAATCTATTGCCGAAGAACTAAGGGCAGTTGCAGTTGAATACGATTTGCCACTGTATAGTGCGTCTCAACTAAATCGCAACGGAATTTCTACAACCGAAACTGAAATGACCGATACATCAGATTCTATCGGTATTGCTTTTACTGTTGATCTACTTTTGTCTATTATTTCTACTGATGAACTGGCCCAAATGAATCAGGTTATTATAAAACAACTAAAGAATCGTTATGGGCCTTTGGATCGTTATAGAAAATTCTCGGTGGGGGTTGACAAATCCAAAATGAGGGTGTATAATGTGGAACAGGCGGCTCAAGACAGCCTTATTGATACGTCTGGTGATCCAACAGAAATTATTGATTTAAAATCTAAATTTAAAACTATTAACTTTGATTGATTATTATGACTAACCAAAAAATTAACAGCACTGAATATATTGAGTTTGTAAAGCGAGTTACTAGTGAACCTAGTTCTAATGTAGATGCTCTTGTTGATCGTATTAGGGAACTTGATGATCAAGGAGTTAAGCTGACTCATCTACTTACATTTGCTCTAGGGATGATTGGTGAGCTTGGAGAAACAGTAGATCTTATTAAGAAGGTTCTTTTTCAAAATAAGCCGTACTCAGATGAAATTTCTAGTAAACTTTACCGTGAAGCGGGAGATCTACAATTTTATTTGGCTCAATTTTGTATTGCTATGGATGTAGATTTTGAAGACCTTATGCAAGGTAATTTTGAAAAACTTTCCGCACGATATCCAGAAGGACACTTTTCCGTTGATCGTTCTGAAAACCGACGAGAAGGAGATATTTGAAATGGTTGAATTAAAAAACACTCTTAAATCTCTTAGAAGTGAGTTGGAAAAGGTAAACGAAAGACAAAAAGAATTACACCATGAAATTTATAATATCCAAAAAAAACTTGGTTATTATGCTAAAAATGAAATTCTTTATGGTGTAGAGTATGATTAATTATGACTCTAAAAGGTAAATATTCTATCAATTTTAAGCGCCATCTAGGCGCTTTTTTGTTACTAAATAACTAAAACTGTTGTACTAAAATGCACGATTTAGTAGATTTTCTTGTAGAAGAAAAATATTGCAATACCGGGTCAGAAGCAATAAAAATCCTAGAAAGCGTTAGCGACGAATTTTATGAGTATCTTATTGAGGCCCAGATCTCTGCAATGGATTTGACTACAAAGGCCAAAAAGCAATTAAGACAGGAATTATCCAGGCCCAATCCTCAACAAAAGCGGATTGTGCATTTTACAAAAAAACTAAAGGGTCTCTCAGGCCCTGCGGCTGCCGAGGCATCTCAGATGTCCATGACAAGCAAGGGTCTACAAAAAACCCCACCTGGTAAAGGTGGCACTAGAGCCCAAAAACCAAGAGATGTTGTTTCTACAGTAGGTACAACTTCTGGTGTATCAAGAACCGATCTTGGACAATTATCCAGAGCCGCCACTATGGCCACTGGCATTTCCCCAGAATCAAGGGGTATAAAGAGCGTAGATACCGCAAGAACTAAAACCTCCGAACTAGTTGGGGATAGATATTCTGATCGGGCCGTTGCTGGTGGTAGAGGCACTCAACAGGCAAGATCCGGTGGAACCAGAGGAGTACGTACACGATAATATGAAAAATTACCTTGAATTTATAATTGAGGCTCGCTCGTCTCGGGCCACCGAAAAAGCGGCCAATTTGGGCCTGGTTTCAGACGGCCATGGCGGCTGGCTGGATAAGTCAGGAAGAGCAGTTGCAAAAACGGTTAAAGGTGATCTACAGTTCATAAAAAGAAAACCACCAACCGCCCAGAAAACACAAGTCGCCCCATCAGCCGCCAGACCATCTCTACGTCAGGATCCAGATCTTCAGAAAAGGGTGGCCCCAGAAAGACAAATAGCGGCCCCCGAAGAACAACCACCGGCACCTGAACCCGAAACATTCAATGTGTTGACTGCAGTATTCGGTAGATTTAATCCACCTACTATCGGTCATTTAAAACTATTAAGAAAGGCTAAGCAAATAGCCCAAGGAGGCGACCTAAAAATCTATCCATCCAGAATGTCAGGAGATCCAGCAAATCCTCTAGACCCCAAAACAAAGATCCTTTATTTAAGGAAATCATTCCCAGAATTTGAGGACAACATCATAAACAATGATGACATGAGAACCATTTTTGATGTACTAAAAAGAGCCGATCTAGATGGTTATGACGTTGTAAATTTAGTTGTAGGATCCAAAAGAAAGGCCGAATTCGACAGATTATCAAAACAATATAATGGAGAAATTTATGAACTTCAAGATATTAAAATAATTCCGCTTGATAGTGAGGATCCTGATCTTGAAAATAGTCCCAATCCGACCTCATCTGCAGGCCTAAGACTTGCAGCCGCTAATGATGACTTTTTCTCTTTTCAAAAAGGCGTATCTAAAAAACTAAAGCCAAAGGATCAAAAAAGTCTCTTTAATACTCTCCAAAAGGCCCTTAGTGGTGAAAAAGAAGAAGCCTGGAAGATCTCCCCGGAAGATAATTATGAACTCTTAAAAGAGGCCTATTATCAAGAAGACATTTATAAAACAGGCGATATTATTGAAAACTTTAATACTGGCCTGAGTGGTAAAATTATAAGAAGAGGTCCTAATTACGTTATTTGTGTTAATGAAAATTTAAACATTATGTTTAAGTCTTGGATTACGGATATAAGAGAATGGACAGATGTTTCTGGTGTTCCTGCAAAACAAAGAGAAGTGGGTACTGATGCTTATCTAAAGTATGCCATGAAAATGTCTGGGATGAAAGTGATTCAAAATTTCTTAGAGAAAAGAAAGAAAAACCTAAATACTAAAAAGTAGTAGCAGAATTATGTCTGAAAAAATTGTTAATGCCCTTGCTGAAATGAAAAGGGTTTATATCGAAGAGGTTTCTCATAAAAACCTTATTCAACAAAAGCTCGATGAAGAGGCAGTGCAGATTCAAGAATATAAAAAAGCAGAAAGATGGTGGGATGATGATGGTGACGGGAAAGGTTGGGAAGAGGGTGAAGTAGACGGAAAATTTAAGAAGAAATCAAAGTCTGAAAAAGACAAGTCTGATGAAGATGATTATAAAGAAGAAGAGAATAATGAAGATGATAAGGATGAAAAGCCAAAGAAGAAAAAATCAGTAAAAGAAAGTCTCTATTATAACTGGCGTGATACTATTGACGAACAAACTCTTCTAGAACTTGTTGACTCAGAAGAGCAAAAACAAATTAAAGAAAAGAAAGTTAATAATTATACTGGAAAAGATCCTGTTGTTTCAATTAATCCTGAACTCAAGACCGAATCAGTACTTCTTGATTCAGAGGAACTTGATGAGGATTTTATTGAAGAATCTATTGATATTGTTTCTGATTATCTTTGCGAAGAGGGTCTGACTCTTGAAGAGATTGAGGACCTTATTGAAGAAGTTGGTGTCGAAGAATTCTCTGAATGGGTTCTTCAATTTGGTTATGATACCCTTCTTTCTGAGGCAAGAGCCGCAAAAAGAGCCCGCCCAGGTGGTAAGACCGTAGAACAGATTAAGGCCGAAATTGATGCGAGAGAAAAGGCTGCTGCCGAGAAAAAGGCTAAAAAGCCTATGGTTACGGTAAAGACTTCTACTCAAAAAAAGTCGGCTCCTACAACTACTCAAAATAAATCACTCCCTCCTGGTCAACAGAGAATTATTGATAATCTAAAATCAGCCAAAAAAAGAAAAGAAGTTTCTGATAAACTTAAGGATACCCTAGCCAGGGGAATTCTTTCTGCTGGTAAGGGTCACAGCAGGGCAATGGAAATTAAAAAATCTGGTGGATCACTGGCCAAACAATTAGGTGGTGGTGCTGGTGCTGCATTAGGTAGTTTCTTTGCAAGGGGAACCGCCCAATTCAGAGAATGGGTAGATGATCTCCTCCAAGAAGGTTACGATCTTTCTTCTTACACTTGGGACGAGCTTTATGAAGAATACGAAGAACTTTATGAGTATGCTGTTTCTGAAAACCAACAACAACTTTTTGGCCTGGCACTTTCTGTAAAACGTGGTGACACCTCAAGAGAAAAAGTCAGCAAAGAAGTTCTAAAAATAGTTGATACAATGTCCGAAACGGAAATCCGTAAATATGCTGGTACTCCCCATAAAGGTATTCCAGAGAAAAAAGAGACTGAACTAGCCGAGAAAGTAATCCAATTTGTCAGGGAAAACTATTAATTTCTAAATAGTTATACCCAATATCAAAAAAGGGAGCCTCGAAATGAAATTCAATCTAATTCTAGTATTTGCAGAAAAAGTTGTTGAATACTTCTGGCAATCTAAAGAAGTAAAGGAATTTGTTGTTCATCTTCTAGAGCGTTATGCCAAGTCTACTGACACAGATATCGATAACATGGTAGTAGATCTTGTTCGTAAAAAGCTTCTTGGTTGATTTATAAAGGGGAGAAATTCTCCCCTTTATAATTTCTAAATCTACTAAATAATACTATAACTCTAAAATAGGAAAATAACTATGTCTCTCTGGGGAGCAAAAGACAATATTGGTTCTAACGGAACAGTATCTCTTAACTATTCTACTCTGGTTGTAACCGGAGCCGGTACTTCTTTTGGTCAGACCGGAGCCGCAAGTACTGGTGATGTTATTCGCTTCGGTGATCGGGTCGGTACTTATTTTGGTGATGCCGTTATTGTGGGCATTGCAAGTACAACTCAACTTTCTATTGCAAGCACCACTGGCCTAAGTGGTGCAGGTATTGCATCTACTGCATTTTCAATTAGCCAGCTTCCAAAGTACACTGTATTAGATCCACACTACAGTGAACTCAATACAAATTATGATTCTTATGTTTATGGTGTAGCCGAAGGTGGAGCAGCCGCATCTAAAACCACAAAATATGAGGTGACTCATCAAGGATGGGTTGGCGTAACAACCTATATGTGTGATGGTCAACTTAGGGTCAAGTCTGAAACCCTTGTTGCAATGTCTGGAATTCAAACTGGCAATACTCCGATTTATCCGCCTGCCTGATAATTAAGAATGTTCTTCAATGAATTGAATGAAGAAAATTTTCTTCTCTTTGCCATAAAAAATTATAATAACCCTCAAGGGTTAACAGAAGAAGATTTCAAAAAAGACCTTAATCATTTTAAGTATATCAAAAGACACCTGACAAAATATAATACGTCGGGTGTCTTAAAAATGCAACTGATTCTTAAGCATTTTATTATACTTTATAATATTTTTGGTGATGCAGCAACTCCCATGTTGTTTTTTAAGGTACCAAAAGAATTATGGGGAACAATCAAGACTTTTGTTGTGTTTCTTAACAGACTCCCAGATTATCCTAGGTGTTTTATTCATGAGATTGAAATGGACTTGTTATGCATGGAAAAACTTCAGGAACTGACCAATGGCTAAAATAGACGAAATTATAAGGCTAGTAAGAGAAGAAATAACCGTTGCAAATCCTCCGGGCGGTTCTGGTGGTTTTGGTGAAAATTCCCCCAAAGAAGGCCCAACAGCCGGTTATACCCAGCCAATGTTTGGTCTTCCTTTAAAAAGGAACGGAAAATTAGATTCAAGAAATCCTTTTATTAAAAAATATAAGACTCTTCTCTCCTCATTGGAATTGGTTTAAGAATAAATAGTAATATAGTTAATGCTCAAAGTGACACAAAAACTTATCACTTTAGGCCATTATGTCAGAAGATTTAATCAAAGTAGCCGTTTTAGAGCAACGAGTAGCCGACTTAAAAGAAATAGTTCTAAAGGTCGATGACGCAATAGAAAAGATTAGTCAGGTCAACATAAACCTGACTAAAATGCTTGCGGTCCACGAAGAAAAATTCGATATAAGAGAAAAGTCAGAAGAAAGTATAAACAAAAAAATTGATAATATTTACGATAAAATGGAGAAGGACCATAAAAACGTCCTTAATGAAATAAATAAACTCAACGGTACTCTAGAAAAAGTAGAAAAAAACCTAGACGATAGACTTAAAAAAGTCGAGGACGATCAGTCAAATACTAATATAAAATTAGCCGCTGTTACTGCCGGGGCCGTTGTTATTGGATTTATTATACAAAACTCCGGGTTTTTTGCCAAGGTATTATCACATGAGGAAAAGGACTTGACAAATCCGGCCCACCCTGATATGATAGAGCCGAAAGCCCGATAAGAAGTTTTTTATACTGTGGATTTTATTGATGAATGTTTTATTGAACGAGTTTCTGGCCGCCTTCCAAGTTTTAAAAAAGTAAAACCCAAACTTTATAATTTTAGATGTCCTTTTTGTGGTGATTCTTCTAGATCAAAGAAAAAGGCCAGGGGATATCTTTATCCGGTAAACAATAACACAAATTACAAGTGCCACAACTGTGGCATAAGTATTTCTTTTAATAATTTCTTAAAAGAAGTTGATCCGGTTCTTTATAAAGAATTCTCCATTGAAAAATATAAGTCAGGTTTTACTGGTAAAAACTTTGTGGTCGAGGCACCGAAGTTTGAAACAAAGGCCCCGGTTTTTAGAGAAAAGGTCTCCTTACCAAAGGCCTCTTCTAATAGTCAGGCAAAACAATATCTAGAGAATAGAAAACTAGATCCAAATTTATATTATTATGCAGAAAATTTTTCTAAATGGGTTAATTCCATAACCGAAGAACCAAACCTAAAATCGGAACCTAGAATTGTAATACCACTTTATTACAATAAGTCCTTAATTGGGGTCCAGGGACGCTCTATTGGCCCTTCTCTCGTCAAATATATAACCATTATGTTTGACAAAGATGCTCCTAAAATTTATAATTATGATTCAATCAATAAAGAAAAACCTGTTTATGTTTTAGAGGGTCCATTTGATTCTTATTTTATTAAAAATTCGGTCGCCATGTGTGGGGCCGATGTAGATTTAAAAAATCTAAATATCTATTACCCGGTCTATGTTTATGATAACGAACCCCGCAATAAAGAGATCCATGACAGAATGTCAAAGGCAATTCAAAGAGGGTATTCAATCGTAATATGGCCAGAAACAATAAAAGAAAAGGACGTTAATGATGCGGTACTAGCCGGTATTGATGTCGAGGACGTTTTGTCCAAAAATGTTTACAGTAACTTAGAAGCACAACTCAAATTTAACTTTTGGAAGAAAAAATGAACGAGGAAATTAATGTAAAAAAACGCAATGGCGGTATTGAGCCGTTGCAGCTATCAAAGCTCCATGAGATGGTCCAGTGCGCCTGTGAGGACCTTTCTGGGGTTTCTGTGTCCCAAGTGGAAATGGCCTCTGGGATTCAGTTTTATGATGGCATTACGACTAATGAGATCCAGGAGATTCTTATTAAATCTGCATCCGATTTAATTTCTTTGGAGCATCCAAATTATCAGTACGTCGCGGCCAGGCTTCTTCTATTTTCTATTCGGAAGAAGATTTATGGTGGCCGGATTGACTTGCCCCATCTGGCCGAGCACATTAAAAAGTGCGTAGAGCTTGGTGTTTATGACTCGGCCATTTATGATAATTATACTGAAGAAGAACTAGACGAGGCCAATTCTTTTATTGATCATGACCGGGACCTATTGTTTACTTATGCAGCAATGCGTGAGGCGGTGGATAAGTATCTTGTTCAAAACAGAACTACTAAGACTCTTTATGAGACTCCGCAGTTTATGTATATTATGATTGGTCTGGTTGGATTTGCAAAGTATCCAAAAGAGACTAGACTAAGTTATGTTAAAAGATTTTATGATGTGGCCAGTAAGCATAAAATTAATATTCCTACGCCAATTATGGCCGCAGTTAGGACTAAAAAGCGGCAATACTCTAGTTGCACTCTTTTAGATTGTGGCGATTCTCTTGAGTCTATTATTGCGACTAATTCTGCCCTAATGCGTTATGTTTCAAATAAGGCTGGGATTGGTCTGAATGTAGGAAGAATTCGTGGTCTAGGTAAAGAAATACGCAAGGGTGATGCTATTCATACTGGCCTTGTTCCTTTTATTAAGTCCTTTGAAGGTATTTTAAATTCTTGTTCTCAAGGAAGTATCAGGAAAGGTTCGGCAACTTTATTTTTTCCTATTTGGCACCAGGAAATTCGTGAGTTGATCGTACTAAAAAATGAAAAAGGTAACGACGAAAATCGGGCTCGTTCTCTCGATTATGCTGTAACTACTTCTAAGATTTTTTATGAGCGATTCATTAAAAATGGAGATATTACATTGTTCTCTCCCTATGATGTGCCTGGTCTTTATGAGGCATTTGGAACACCAGAATTTGATGATCTTTATGTAAGGTATGAAAACGATGCATCAATTCCAAAGGAAGTCGTAAATGCCCAAGAATTAACTCTTGAAATTTTAGGTGAGAGAAGCGATACTGGTCGCCTTTATCTGATGAATATTGACCATGTTAATTCTCATAGTCCTTATAAGCAGACTGTAAGGATGAGTAATCTTTGTGTTGCTGGTGATACTAAAATTAAAATTAAATTCCCTGAACCAAAATATGAAGATTATGGTGGAGATATTTGGGGATGGGATGTTTTTGAAGAAGAAATTAAAATTGAAGAATTAGAAGATTATATTATCGATAGAGAATGTAGAGTTAGTCATTATGCAGCATATGAAGGAGACCCTTGTGAGGACGTTCCACAAATAGAAGTTCTGTCTTATAATGTAGAAACTAATAAGCGGGAATGGAAACCGATTACTAATTTTGCCGAAACTTCACCAAAAGCCCGGGTGATGAAACTTAATTTTAGTAATAATACTGAAATTGTTGTTACTCCAGATCATAAAGTTTACACCAATAATCGTGGCTATGTAATGGCCAAGGATCTGACTGCTTATGATGAACTAGTTTCAGTAAATTCAGATGATGGTTTAAAGATTGTTTCGACCAAATATCTTGAGGAAGAAATTCCTGTTTATGATATCACTGTAGATGGTACGCATAATTTCTTTGCAAATGGAGTTCTTGTTTCCAATTGTATGGAAATAACCCTTTTAACGGAACCCCTAGAACATATTGATGACATTAATGGGGCCATTGCTCTTTGTATTCTTTCTGCTATAAACGTTGGGACTTTAAAATCTCTTAATGAACTTCAAGAATATTGTGATCTTATTGTTAGATTCCTTGATGAATTGATTGATATTCAAGAATATCCTGTCAAGGCAGCGGAAATTCCTACAAAGAAAAATAGAACTCTAGGAATTGGAATAACTGGTCTGGCTCATTATCTGGCCAGAAATAGTGTAAATTATGAGGATCCAGAAGCAGTCAATCTTGTTCATAGACTGAGTGAAAGTTTTCAGTATTATTTACTTAAAACTTCGGTGCAACTAGCAAAAGAAAAGGGCGCATGTGAAGGATTTATGAATACAAAATATGCTGATGGTATTTTACCAATTGATACTTACAAAAAAGAGGTTGATAATATTTGTTCAGAACCCCTACATCATGATTGGGAGGCTCTTAGAAAAGAAATTGACACATTTGGCCTGAGACATACTACTCACTCATCGAACATGCCTTGTGAATCGTCATCAAAGGTACTTAATACAACCAATGGTATTGAGCCACCTCGCGGATATCTTTCTGTAAAGCGTAAAGTTCGCAACATTGTTCCTCAGTATAATAAACTAAAAAATAATTATACTTTACTCTGGGACATGAAATCAAATGAAGGGTACTTTAATATTGTTGCAGTAATGCAAAAATTCTTTGATCAATCTATAAGCACCAACTGGAGCTATAATCCACAGCATTATCCGGACAATAAAGTTCCAATGAGTGTTATCGTTAAGGATTTCCTTTCCGCTTACTCGATGGGACATAAGACAGCCTATTATCTCAATACCTATGATGGGAAAGATGATGATATGGAAGTAGAAAATTTAGTAGACGACATTCTAGACATGGAGGAAGAAGATTGTGACGCATGTAAACTCTGAAATACAAGGTATGACTGTTTTCAATAAAAACAAGGTAGACTCGGTAAACCAGCCGATGTTCTTTGGACAACCTTTAGGCATTCAAAGATACGACATTAATAAGTTTCCGGTTTTTTATAAGCTAACCCAGCAACAATTGGGGGCTTTTTGGAGGCCGGAAGCCTATCAATATATGTTCCCTAAGGACCGGGCGGATTATCAAAAACTTCGTCCCGAACAAAAGCATATTTTTACTTCTAACCTAAAGTATCAAATTATGCTTGATTCAGTGCAGGGGAGAGGACCCGGAATAGCACTACTGCCGTATTGTTCACTTCCAGAACTTGAATCTGCAATGATTTGTTGGGAATTTATGGAAATGATCCATAGTTATTCTTACACTTTTATTATTAAAAATGTTTATGCTAACCCATCTGAAGTATTTGATACTATTATTGGTGATGAGAATATTTTAGAAAGAGCCAAGAGTGTAACTGAATCTTATGATGATTATATTCAATCGGCCCAGAATTATAGTGCTTCTAATCTTTGGAAATTCAATAATGAGGGCGTAGATTTAGGAAAAACTGAATTATATGAAGTCAAACGAAAACTTTTTCGGGCTGTTTCTAACATTAATATCCTAGAGGGTATTCGTTTTTATGTATCATTCGCATGTTCTTTTGCCTTTGGTGAACTCCATTTAATGGAGGGTTCTGCAAAGATTATTTCTAAAATTGCTCATGACGAACGCCTCCATCTTTTCTTGACTCAAAATATATTGACAAAATGGAAAAGCGGGGCAGACGATCCTGATATGGCCAAAATTGCCAAAGAAGAAGAGCCCTATGTTTATGAAATGTTTAAGAAAGTCGTGGATGAAGAAAAACGATGGGCTCAATATCTTTTTAAAGACGGGAGTATGATTGGTCTCAATGATAAACTTCTCTTTAATTATGTTGAATGGATTGCTAACCGTCGAATAAAGAGTATTGGACTTAAACCTCTTTATGATGTTCCGGCCAATAATAACCCTCTCCCCTGGACAGAAAATTGGCTCAATTCTAAAAATGTTCAAAACCCACCTCAAGAAGAGGCGCTTGAATCTTATATTGTTGGTGGCCTTAATCAAGATATGTCGCCTGACGATTTTAGTAATTTCAAACTTTAAAAACTGGCCCCTTTAATGGGGCTTTTTGCTAAATACTAAAAGAACTTAACCATTCAATACATATGTCTAGATACCAACTTTCTGAAGCCTACTCTGAAATTTATGACTACCGCAAGATCGAAGAGTCTTTTGATAATCTTCGTTTTGTCGATTACATGCTTCCCGAACACATTGAAGAAGTAATCGAAGAAATGGTCTGGGAATTCCGCGATTATGGCCATACCCTAGAAGAATCTTTTGAGATGATCGATTATGCCCTAGAGGACGAGGTAATCTGTGAGTCTTATGATCAACTCGTTGCTGATGTTCTTTATGAGGCGAGGAGAGTTGATATGGCATCTAGAATCGCTAGTCGCAAACAATATGCAGCTCAGTCTGAGGCAAGCGCAACAGAAGCCAGACAAAGAGCAAAAAGGCAGGAAAGGGGAGCCCGTGTTCGCGGTGCTGCTAGAACTGTTAGAAATAAACTTACTGGTCCTATTTCTTCAGTAAAGCAGGCTGTAGCAGGATCGGCTGGTGGTATGGGAAAATCAGTAAAGGCTCTTGGTGGTAAAGTTGTTGATCGTGGTAAGGCTCTTCTTAAAGGTCTTCTTCGCCGTGGTGGTAAGGCCCTGAGCAAGACTGGTAAACAAATGATGACTAGTGGCACAAAAGCCGCTGCGGCCCCTGCAACCACTAGAACGGCCAGAGTTGGTGGTAGGCAAGTTACGGTCACCACAGAGCCAACAGCAGAAACTGGTAGTAAGCGAAGGGCAGTAGGTAGTGCAATTCGTAAAGTCGGTGTCGCCCTGCAACGAAAAGTCGGTAAAGAACCATCTAAAATGTCTCGTGGCGATTATGAACAGCGCAAGGCCGAAAGAACAGCTGCCGCAAAGAAAGAAGTTGGTGATGCTTTTGCAAAACCAAAGGCTCTCCCCCCGGCTCGCCCAGAAAATGCAACTCGTCGCGCAGCAGTTCAACGTAAACTAGATGTTGCTTCCAAAGGTACTACTGATACTGGGGTAAAAACCTCGGCCCCAAGAAAGGCCCTACCAGCATCTACATCTGGTCAACCAGCAGTACAAAGAAAGCAAATTTCGGCCAGAAAAGCCGAGGCTGCCAAAAAGTTAGAAAAGGCAGCATCTGGTAGTAGAACAAGGGGTGTAAGATTTGCGGCTCCGGGTGCAAGACTTTCTACCCAAAGAGCCAGCACTGGAGTCAAAGAACGACTTGCCAAATTTGCGGGTCAACTAAAAGAATCAGATTATTATGATCTAATTGATTTTATGCTTGAAGACATTATGAGTATTGGTTATGCTCAAGATGAATCAGAGGCCCTGGATATTCTTGAATCTTTAACAGAAGATAGTGTTGTAGATATTGCTCTTGAGTATTTTAACGACTAATGGTTCACATAACCGACGTTTATAATCTAAAAGCAAAACTCAACGAACTAAAAACTAGGCTCTATAATGAGCCTAGACCACAAAACGAAAAGAACCTCGCTGATAATTACCTCAATGAAGTTCTTTTTCTTGTTGACAAAATGATTCTGTGACTAGACCATAAATCCGCTCGACTTCGCTTGAGTAAAACTTTCCTTCAATATTGGTGTTATAATAACTCTCGTCTATTAAAACATTTCTTTTAAACTGCTCGTATGTCTCATAATAGGACATACTTTTTTTATGTGGACATAAATACAAAATTTCTCTTTTGAACTTATCATTACCTAAAGATTTAACGTCTTCTTTTAGTTGGTCGCAACTACCAAAATATTTTCTCCAATCGCTTTCTTTGGTTTGGCGTCTTCCGGTTTTTGGATTTTTTCTCCTTTCCCAGAAATGTTTTTTGCCAATGTACTTCATTCCATTTTCAAGATTGGTTATTAAATAAACAAATCCCTCATACTTTTTATCAACCTCATTAAATTCCTGACCGTTAAAATACCACACAGAATCCTAAATACTTATGTAATATATGTATAAAGAAAATGATCGGCCCGACTAAAAGACCACAAGATTTTGGATTTAAACAAGGTGATTCCCATATTGTAGTTAACGATATTTCAGAAACCGCAAAGGCCTATTCTTTTG